GCGAGTACGAGCTTGATGGCGTGGTGGCCACGTTCCCGATCACGATCGAAGAGGTGAAGTGATGCGAAACGTTCTCGGATTCGCCGTTCTTGCCCTCGGCATGGCAACTGGCACGGGGCTTATCCAGGGCACGATCCCGGTCATTGACCTCGTGCGCTGGGCGGCAGGAGCCTCGGTGGCCCTCGGCGGCGTGGTGGCAGGCTACCGCGTGATGAACATGGGCCGGTGCGGTAACTGCGGAGCGAAGGCCGATGTATAGCTCATATATGAGCGCCGCCTACCGCAACAGCGTTCGGTATCCGGCCGCCGAGAACATTGCGGTTGTCCCGGACGGTGAGGGTTACGCAGGCGACCTGCACCACGTTGTGCTTGGGACCGGGACTGTCAGGCTCGCGTGCTACAAGGTCTACCCTGAGCTCTGGGTCGACGGGACTACGGTCGATTGTCTCTTGAACGGCCCTGGCGAGTTCGAAGGGCACCGTTGGGAGGTCGAGGGGGACGACGACGCCGTGAAGGTTCGGTTCACGGAGCCGGATGGGACGGTATGGGAGGCGACGGTGGAGGTGGTGGCGTCGTGAGTATACGTAGCATTGTGCGCGGTGTAGCCCGTGTCGTGGTCGACATTGTCGTGGTCGCCGTTGGCGCGGCTATCGGGACTACCGGGGCGATAGTCCTGGCGGCGTGGTGGGGTGCGAGGTGAGGCGGCTGGTGTGGTGGCCACTGACCCTCGAGATGCTTCGCCGTATGGCGCGCGAGTATCCGGTGGCTGTGATACGTCCGCGGCAAATGCTGCTGTTCATGGAGCCGGCGTGGTTCCGGCTTCTATCCAAAAACTCCTTGACAAGCTAGCCAGCTAGCCCTACATTGCTGGTGCGATGGTCGACTACATACAGATGTCGGAGCGGCAGCAGTGACAGAGGGTCTGCGGCTCGCGACGTATGACGAGCACCTCGACATGGCTTCATGCCTTGCGATTCACGCGAGCAGGAACGGGGCCACTGCGGAGGACGTAGCGGCGGCGCTGTGTGACAGGTTCAAGGGGCCCGTGTTTCATCTGCCGAAGATCGAGACGTTGGCGGTGGAGCTCGTGCGGGATTCGAAGGTCTCCGCGGCCCGGCGGCGCGAGCTTGGCGTGCGGATCAAGGCGATCTGCGCGGAGATCGAGGGGTGGGTTCCGGTTTAAGCGTCCCCTGGTGGTCGATACGGGGGCTTTCGGTTGCGGGTCTTAGCCATGGTGACGAACTCCCTTCGGACCTTAGGCCGGCGGTCGCAACCCGCCGGCCTTCGTGTGTTCGGGACACTAAGGCTGGGCGACCAGCCTTTACCGCACAAAGTCCTTGACAGCCGTAGCGAGCTACTGTACTATCTCGCTACATGGACCCAACAATCCCCGCGCCAAGGCGGAGGAAGATTGCTGCCGCTGCTGATCCTGAACAGTTGGCCTTCGACATCAAGGTACAACTTGTTCGTTCTTGGCGCGGAAATCCCGTCAAGTTCGGTCGCGACCTGGGCTTCTACCAGACGTCCTACCAAAAGCGCTGGTCCTATGCCTGTGCGCTAGTCCCCAACTACAACCCGTTCGTCTGCATGGCTGACGGGTGCCCATGCATGCAGCTAACGCCGTCACAGGGCGGCCCCGACAGGATCATGGGAGCCATCCCGGGCGGCGGCATTCCGGACTCCGAGGCGCTCTCGTGCTGTAGCCATGCGGCTTCGCGCCACAGACAGCGCAAGCGCTTCGTCATCCACTCCGGCCACGGTATCGGGAAGACTGCGTGGGAGGCCTTCATCGCCTTCTGGTTCAGCGTCACACGCCCCGGCAGCATCGTCATCGACACGGCCCCCACGTACGAGCGCCAGGTCGCTGGCATCTTCTGGCCGGCGATCCGCAAGTTCGCCATGCACAAGGCCGTGAATGACGGCGCCTACGAGATCCAGAAGACGAAGCTTCTCTGGAACCTCGACGTCTTCCCGTGGAAGGGCGAGCGAGCTACGCACTGGGAGATCACCGGGGAGTCGGCCGCCAACGAAGTCGCCATTGCCGGTAAACACTCCGACCGCGGCATGATGGTCATCTTCGACGAGGCCTCTGGCATCAACGACAACATCTTTGAGGCTCTCGAGGGAACGCTCACGTCGACGAACGCGGACTACCGCGTCATCCTGTGCGGCAACCCGACGAAGCGAGTGGGCGAGTTCTACCGGGCTTTCTACGAGCCCAGGTACGAAAAGCTCTACATGCGCTACAGGCAGTCGTGCCTCGATTCGTCTGAGCGTGTGGGTATCGAGTTCGTCGAGAACATGAAGCGGAAGTACGGCGAAGACTCGCCGATGTACCGCAGCCGTGTCCTCGGGTTGCCGCCAGACTCCGACCCGTCGGCGCTGATTCCGTTCGACAAGGTGATGGAGGCGATCGATCGTCACGAGGCGCGTCAGCACGTTCCGCCGTCAGGCCTTCCGCGCATCGGTGTCGACGTCGCCCGGTTCGGCGATGACGATTCGGTCGTGATCGCTCGCCGCGGGAACAGGATCACGTCGAAGAGGACGGTGAACGGTTTCGATACCATGCAGGTCGCCGACCTGACCGCTCAGGTGATCCGGGACGAGGGCGGGGAGTATGAGACCCTGGCCGTTGACTCCATCGGCGTGGGCGGCGGCGTCATCGACGCCCTTAGGCGTACGTACAAGGCGCGCGTCACGCCCATCAACGTCCAGCAGCGGGCGCAGGATCCGGAGACCTTCCACGACGTCCGGGCAGAGCTCTGTTGGCGAATGAAGGACTGGTTCTTGTCCGACAAAGCTGAAGTTCCCCAGTCAGCAAGCGCAGCACAGGACGACCCCATGGTCCAGGAACTCCTCGAGCTAAGGGTCACGTACGAGTCCGGCCGCACCCGAATTGAGCCGAAAGAGGCGATGAAGCGTCGTATCCGTCGGAGCCCCGACCAGGCCGATGCGCTCATGCTGACGTTCGCCGGGCCCCCGAAGATCAACTGGGAGAGGGTGCGTAGCGAAGCCCGTAACGGGAACTCCTTTGGCCGTACCGCATATTCCGGAGGCGTCTGTCTATGACCGATCCCGTCATCCCAACCGAGCCTGCGCGGCCGTCACTCGATGGATATCGTCGCCTGGCGTTGGCCGTCATCTTCTCTGCCGTCGACGACTTCTTCGACCCTGGGTTGCGATCCGATGCCGTCGAATTCTTCGAAAAGGGTGATGAACGTTACTTCGTTCTCGCCGGCATCGACCGTAACCGGTTGTATGCAGCGCTACGTCGTATCGAGTCCGATCGCTGCGCCGACCGTCGCATCGCCGTGAAAATCTACTATCTACGGCTGAACGGCCATTGCCACGATGCCATCGCCAAGAAGCTTGGCACAGGGTGGAACGGGAAGATGGTAAAGGAGTTCCTGGAGTACTTCTGACCGTCGGTGATGCACCGAGGTAGGTAGCTATACTGGTTCTGTACTGATGGGTGTACTCGACTCACTCAAGTCGCGCATGGCCAGTTGGCTAAAGCCGCCGACGGAAGAGGTGTGGTCGAGAAGTCCGAACGATCCCGTCGTTGTGTCCGTCGGACGCTCATTCAAACCGGAAGACCTTCGCGGGTACATCTCGCAGGCGAGCAACGGATACCTGGCACCGCTGCAGTCGTTCTACGAAGAGATGCTGGCGCGTGACGCGCATCTGAAGGCGCTGACCGACACGGCCGAGGACTACCTAACGGAAGCCTCTGTCTCCGTCCTTGCATACCCGTCAACGCTGCGCCGTGGGTCTGCGGCAAGTAGTTCCGAGGCTAAGATCGCTCACGAGATCGCGTTCGCCGTAGACCAAGAACTCAGCCGCCCAGAGGTTCGCCTGGACCTCGCCATTCGGCACCTCGCCTCTGGGTTCTGGCGTGGCGTGGCCGGTGTGCGCGTCGTGGTCGACCCGACGGGGCCTCGAGAGCGGCTCGTCAGCCTCGAGCCCCTGCCGTCGCAGCGCTTCGGTTTCGACTACGAGACGGGGGCCCTGACGTTCGACCCGAAGGGCGACAACGAACCGGTTCCGCTGGATAGGTTCGGGGCTTCGGTGATCCTGCACCTGGCCGAGACGGGGGTCATTAACCCATCTCGCCGCGGGATTTTCCGGCCTGTGATGAATTTCTGGCTCATCCGGAATCTCGGGCTTGGCTGGTGGGCGCGCTTCATCGAGCTCTACGGCACACCGTTCCGCAAGGGCACCTACCCAGAGGGTAATGACGAGGTCAAGGAGACCCTGATTGCAGTCCTCAAGGAGGCGGGCAACGCGGGCTACGCGGCTCTCCCAGAGGGCAGCAACATCGAGATCATCGACACGTTCCAGCGCATCACGGGGCACTCACCACATCAGGTGATGTCTGAGTACGCCGCGCGCGAGATGTCGAAGCTGATCCTTGGCCACGCCCAGGCGATCGAAGTCCAGCAGGGGACGGGTTCGGTTCAGGGCAGCAAGCACGGCGATCTTGTTGCGGTCAGAAAGACGAACGCTCGGGCTCTTCAGATCGCTCGAATTCTGCGCGATGGGTTTGTTTATCCATACGTTGCACGAAACTGGGGTCCGGACGTTGCACTAGAGCATACGCCGGAAGTCAAGATTGTCCTGGAACAGCGCGGCGACCTGCTCGACATCTCCAAGGCTATAATGAATTTCGTGCAAGCAGGTGTCGAAACGATCACTGTGTCTGACTTCCATGCACTCACCGGGTTCTCGGTCCCACAGCCCGGCGAGGCGTGCCTGCGTCCGGTCCCGATGCCGGGGCAGCCGACGAAGGATGCCGTCGCTGGTACGGACGGGCAAGTTGCCGCGCCGGCCGCGGCGGGGGCCGATGCGGCTCCAGCCGTCAATCAGACGATCGACGAAACGGGAGTGAACTGATGCAGCTGAACTGGGCCCTCGAGACCCGGGTATTCGATGAGATGGTCGCGCGGACCTCGGCCGCCGATCGGAAGGCCTTCTTCGACCTGTCGATGGAGCCACGCGCGGCCCGGCCGAAGCTTGAGTACCCTGTCGACCGCGGCGTTGCCCTTTTCGACGTCATGGGCGTCCTGAGCAAGGACGGCCCGGACCTGATCGACCTCTTGTTCGGTGAGGGCGGGACTGCTACGGCACCTCTTGCCGAGGCGATCGGGCGAGCCGCGGACGACTCGTCCGTGATGGCTATCTTCATCGACATCGACTCGCCGGGCGGCACCGTCGACGGGACCGCGGCCGTGGCTGACGCTGTCTACGCTGCTGCGCAGAAGAAGCCGGTTTTCGCCTTCGCCGGAGACTGCATCGCGTCCGCCGCCTACTGGATCGGATCGCAGGCTACGAAGCTCTTCGTTGGGCCGACGTCCACGGTTGGGTCCATCGGCGTCTATACCGTGTTGGTCGACTCTAGCCGAAGGGCCGCCAGTAACGGTGTGGATGTCACGGTGGTGAAGTCTGGCGAGATGAAGGGAGCCGGTGCCCCCGGAACTCCAATCACTGACGCGCAGATTGCCGACACTCAGCGCGTCATCGACGATCTGAATAGCCACTTCGTCGCGGCCGTAGCTCGTGGGCGCGGCATGCGAATGAAGCATGAGCGCAACGCCGAAGGCAAGCCGATTCCGGCCGACGGTCGCGTGTTCATTGGCCAGCAGGCCGTGGACATGGGCCTGGCTGACGGCGTGATGGACCGGAGCATGGCGCTGTCGGCGGTGTCGACGGCGGCGGTGGCGGGGAGTGCGGTTATCCGGGTAGAGACCATGGCCGGTGTCCTTGCCCAGCAGGACGGAATCATCATTGCCGATGCGGCCGCTGGTGTTGGTGCCTACGTGAACGACAAGACTTCCCCCGCCGCGGACGTGGCGATCAACAAGAAGGAGAAGAAGATGGCCAACAACATCGCCAAGACCCTCGGCCTCGCGGAGGACGCCACCGAGGAGCAGATCGCCAAGGCGATCTCCGACCGCGAGCTCAAGGCGACCGAGCTCGCCGGCAAGGTCGCTGCGCTCGAGAGCACGGTTAACAACCTGGCCTCGCAGGCAGACAAGATCCTCGCCGACCAGCTGAACAAGCGCATCGCCGAGATCGACCGCAAGAACAAGATCGAGGCGCTCGTGAAGAGCGGCATCGCAGACGGGAAGATCACCACGAAGCAGCGCGCCTCTGCCTTGGAGCTCGCGACCGCGGCCCCCGAGGCTTTCGAGGCTTTCCTGCGCGACTTCGTCGCCGTCGCCCCCGTCAAGTCGGTCTTCAACGCGGCCGACGTCTCCGACGACAACGACGCGGCCGACATGAGCGACCCGGACGCTCCGGACACGCGTGCCGCCCTGTTCCAGGAGGCGAAGCGGCTCGCGACGAAGGAAGGCATCTCCCAGGCGGCGGCCCTCGAGAAGGTCTTCGCCAAGCACGACTTCGGCGCGTCGGTGCAGTAGTCGCGGTAACGAGTAACGAAAGAGGACAAAGCAAATGGCGCGCAAGAACGATAACCTCCCTCTCGCCTCCCTGACGGCTAAGGCCACGTCCGCCATCGCGACGTCCGGCTTGCTTGTCAAGTTCGACACCGACGAGGACTACTGCGTCATCTCCGGCGTTGGCGCCGAGCCGCTCGGCGTCCTGTCGACCACGGCCGACGCCAACGAGGAGGTCAGCATCACCACGGCCGGCGTCGTGCCCGTTCGCCTCGGCGGAACGGTCGCTGACCAGACGTATTTCGAGACCGACTCGGCCGGCAGGGCCGTCACCGCTACGGGGCTCCGCCCGGTTGGCGGCAAGGTCATCACGGGCGGTGCCGTCAACGAGCTTCGCTCGGCCATCCTCGGCGCTAAGCCGACCGGTCCGATCAGCGGCGCCGCGGTTGCCTCGGCTGCTGCGATCGTTCCGACCGGGAACCTCTTCCACGTCACCGGGACCACGAACATCACGTCGATCACGTCGACCGGCATCCTGGCCGGCTCGGAGATCACGATCATTTTCGACGGGATCCTGACCTTCACGGACGGCTCGAATCTCGTTCTGGCCGGAAACCTCGTGACCACTGCCGACGACACCATCTCGCTCGTCTACGACGGAACCAACTGGTACGAGACGGCTCGCTCGGTCAACTAGCCGCTAGGTAGGTAGAGAGGAAGCAAACAGATGGCTCAGAACAACGTCCGCCCGAAGGACATCATCCCTGACCCAATCCTGACGACCTGGGCCGTCCAGTACGGCGTCGGGGGTGGATTCATTCACGACCAGGTGGCCCCGGTCATGAACGTGCAGTGGCCGGAGTACAAGTTCCCGCGGTACACGGCCGACCAGATCAGCCGTGAGATCAAGCTCACCGTGGCGCCTGGCGGGAAGCCGAGCCTCTATACGCACGGCAAGCCGACCTTCGTCACCGGCTCGTGCAAGCGTCGGGCGCTCGACGGTCAGGTCATCCGAGAGGTCGCCCTGGCTAACCGCGGTCCGTTCGCGAGCGAGCGGGCGATGGTCGAGAAGCTAACGCACAACATCCGGCTCGACGTCGAGAACTCGGTGAAGACCATTCTCGACGCTTCTTCGAACACGGCAACGCCTTCCGTCAAGTGGGACGCGTCCTCGGGCACGATCGTCATCGAGAAGAACATCGACGACGCCAAGGAGGCCTTCGAGCTCCTGTGCGGCGTTCCGGCGACCCACATGATCATGCCTCGCGCGGTCGCGAACGTGGTCAAGCGCAACAGCGACATCAAGTCGCTCCGGAAGGGCACCAACGAGTCGCTCCTGATCGACGGCGAGATCCCTGACACCGTGTTCGGCCTTCGCGTCGTCATCCCGGGCGCGATCCAGAACTCGGCGAACCCGGGCCTGGCGTTCTCCTCGGCGCGCGTGTGGAACACCGACACCGTCTACCTGCTCCACGTCAACCCGGCGATCTCGGCCGACGGCGAGACCCTCACGGCTCTTTCGCAGGTCCGCTACTCCGAGTGGGACGTGCCGTACGCCGCGTACCGGTGGGAGGAGACCCACAAGTCCCAGCGGGTCACCTGGGTGTCCGTCGACGTTCACCAGACCGAGGAGACGGTCTGCGCCGACGCGATCTACCTGCTCACGGACGTGCTCACCTAGGAAGTCGCTCCAGCGGTAGAGCCCCGGCTGGCCAGCGCTGGCCGGGGCTCTCTTTCTTGATGCAGGAGGCCTGAATGGCATACACCCATGTGGTTACCGGTCGCATCGTTTCGGCGGCCGGTAAGGAGTTCACGGCGGGCGACAAGGTCGATGCGGCCCTCGAGTTTGGCTGCTATCTCTCCGACGTCAAGGCGTTCCTGAAGCCGATTGAGTCGGCGCCTGTCGAGGCTCCGGCCGAGGTTCAGCCCACAGAGAAGAAGTCGAAGGCCTAGAGGGGCCAGTAATGGCTCTCTACGAACACAAGCGAGGCGCGACGCTATCGCTTCCGGTCGATTACGAGGGCAGCCCGAATCTGACCGGCTATACCGTCACGTCTCAAATCCGCAAGAACAATGTGGCCAAGACGCTTTTGGCCACGTTGACGGTTACACTGGCTGACCAGGGAACGAATCCTGGGCGCGTCACGCTATCGTGTGCCGATAGCGTCACCGCTACCTGGACGGCGGGCGACTACAAATGTGACATCAAGTACGTATCTGGAGCCGGGGTTGCCACCCCTACGGATACGTTTGACTTCCGTGTCGTGGAGAACGTGACGGAATGAGCGTTACGATCACTAGCAATCCAGCTGTCGTGACCGTTTCCTCGAGCGGTCTCCAGGGCGCGACTGGACCCGGCTATGCGGCCACGTCTACGACTTCGTTTGCTCTGGCTGCGTCCGGGTCTAAGGCATTCACGACCCAGCAGGGGCTCGCCTATTCGGCCGGAGCTCGGATTCGTGCCACCTCGGCCAGCGACGTGACGAAGTGGATGGAGGGCGTGGTCACCGCGTACAGCGGTACGACGCTCACCGTCACGATGGACGATTCGAATGGGTCGGGTACGTTCGCCGATTGGAACATCAACCTGACCGGCGAGTCGGGTGTGGCTGGTGGCGGGGCTACTGCGCCGAGTGGTACTGGGCTCGTTCGTGCTACGGGTGGTGCGTTCGTTGACCCGGCGGCGTTGCTAGCGAATGCCGACGTCGACCCTGCTGCCGCCATCGCTTGGAGCAAAATCTCCAAGACTGGCGCTGTCCCTGGCGACGTTGGCGCTGCCGCTGCCTCACATAGCCATACTGAGAGCGACGTTACGGGGTTGGTGAGCGATCTGGCCGGGAAGGCTCCGACCACGCGTTCGATCGCCACCACGGCGCCCCTGACGGGCGGCGGCGACCTCTCTGCGGATCGGACGCTCGGCATCTCTGTCACGCCTGCGAACCCCGGGGGCGCTGTCGCGCTCCAGGCCACAACGCCAGGGACGCAGCAGACTGGCCACGCCAATCTCAGTGGAACGGTGAAGGCTGGCGCTCTCGAGGGACCACTCACTGGCAACGCAAGCACTGCCACTGCCCTGCAGACGGCGCGCACCATTAACGGTGTCTCCTTCGATGGAACTGGAAACATAACGGTTCCGGCTGCTGGCTCGACCCTGACGGACACGGTTCCCGTGGCGAAAGGCGGAACCGGTGCAACCGATGCGGCGGGAGCCCGTACGGCGCTGGGCCTTGTCATCGGCACCGACGTTCAGGCGGCTGATGCAGACCTGACGGCGCTAGCTACGGCATTCAGCAGGGCTACCGCTGCCGGGCCGGCGTCTCTCGCCTTGGCCGAAGACACTGACAATGGGTCGAATGTTGCAACGATAGTTGCTCCTGCCAGCATGGCCGCCGACCGGACGATCACGCTCCCAGACGCTACCACGACTTTGGTTGGGACCGGGACGACCGATACGTTGTCGAACAAGACGCTGGTGGCTCCGGCCTTGGGAACGCCTGCGTCTGGCACGCTGACTAACTGCACCGGTCTTCCGCTCACGACTGGAGTGACTGGCGTCTTGCCTCACGGGAACCTCGGGACCGGTGGCGGCGGTGCGACGAAGTTCTTGCGCGAGGATTCGACGTTCCAGCCGATCTCCGGCGGCGGGGATGCATTGACGACGAGCCCGTTGTCGCAGTTCGCCTCGACGACGTCGGCGCAGCTGGCTGGCGTGCTGTCCGACGAAGAGGGCTCCAGCGGCGGCTTCGTCCGCGCGGGGTCGCCGACGTTGGTGACGCCCGTGCTGGGCGTTGCTACGGCTACCTCGATCAACAAGGTTGCAATCACGGCGCCGGCCACGGGCGCTACGCTCACCATCGCCGAGGGGGCCACGCTGACGGCGCCGGCAACGGCTACGGTCAGTGGCACGAACACTGGAGACCAGACGGACGCGGCGACGCTGACGACCGGTACGCTTCCGGCCGGGCGCCTCCCCGCATTGACGGGCGACGTTACGTCTTCGGCTGGGTCGGCGGCTACGACGCTTGCGAACATCCCGACCGGTACACCGATGGCTGGATCTGTGCTAGCGACGGCGATCGCGGCCCCGGCTACACCCGCCGCCGGGAAGGGCTCCGTCTACGTCGACAGCACGTCGAAGAACCTCGCGGTCAAGGACGACGCCGGGGTTGTGAAACACGGCGTGCAGACGAAGGCTGCCGTTGCGAGCCAGTTCCTCACGTCCATTTCAGACTCTGGCGTTGTGACTTCGGCGCAGCCTGCCGCTGGGGACGTTACGGGTCTTGCGCCGGTCGCCACATCCGGGAGCGCGAGCGACCTCGGGACGGGCACGCTTCCGATCGCGCGTATCGCGGACGGCGCGGTGGCGTTGGCGAAGCTGGCGAATTTGGCCCAGGACGCCTTTATCGGGCGCGTTAGCGCGTCCACGGGAGTCCCAGAGACCGCTACGATCACCGCTGCGGCGCGGACTGTCCTCGACGACGCCTCGGTCTCCGCCATGGTCGACACGCTCGGCGGCGCGGCCTCCACGGGGACCGGCGGACTTGTGCGGGCCACGTCTCCAGCTCTCGTCACGCCGTCGCTCGGCGCGGCCACAGCGACCACGATTAACGGGACCGCGATCCCATCGTCTGACACGCTCGTGACGCCGAGCAGCACGGCTACGCTCACCAATAAGCGGTTCAACCCGCGCACCGGGACGACGACGTCTAGCGCTACGCCGACGATCAACACCGACAACGTCGATTTCTACAGCCTGACTGCCCAGGCCGCCGACATCACGAGCTTCACGACGAATCTCTCCGGCACGCCGGTCGACGGTCAGACGCTCTGGATTGCCATCACGGGAACCGCCGCTAGGGCGATCACCTGGGGATCCTCGTTCGAGTCGTCCACCGTGACGCTTCCCTCCACCACCGTCAGCACGAACCGGCTCGACGTCGGGCTTGTGTGGAACGCAGCAAGTTCAAAGTGGCGCTGCGTGGCGAGCGCGTAGGCCATGGCGTTCGCGTTCGTCCAGGCATCGGCAGATGCGGTCGACTCGGTCGGGACCGCCACCACCGTCAACATAACGGTCTCGGCAACAGGAGCCGGGAACCTCGTGGTCGCCGTCATAAGGATGGCGAACACCAGCAATACCTGTACGAGCGTCACCGACAACGTGGGGAACACCTACGCACTGGTCGGCCCCTCCGACAACTCGACCAACATTCGGCTGTACCTTGCGTACGGGGTCCAGACGACTGGTGGCGCAACGACCATCACTGCGAACTTCACGGGATCGTCCGCAACCAAGCGATGCTTCGCTGGGGAATTCAGCGGCGGCGAGTCTACCAACGCAGCAGTCTTTGACGCATCTGCAACGGCTAACGGAACATCAACCACTCCAGCGGTCGCTTCAATCACTACGGCTGCAAGTGGAGAACTCATCATTGGTGCGGCCAACACCAATGGGTCTCCCGGGTGGACGGCCGGATCCGGGTTCACACAGTTCGGCAGTACGTCGGGTGGGCTACGCGGCGAGTACAAACTATCAGGCGGTGCGTCCGAGACGTGTCCGTGGACGCTCGGCAGCAGCGTTGCCTGGGCGGCCATCGGTGCAGCGTTTAAGCCATCCGGAGGCGGCGCGTCCGTCAACTCCGGCTTCTTCCGTTTCATGTAGGAGACCCAGATGAACGCTTCCAACCTCGTGAACGCATACGCCAACGAGATCACGGCCCTCTGTCAGGGGATCGAGAGGGCGAAAGCTCTTCGGGCGCGGTTCGCCCATCTCGGTCTCGACAAAGATGGTGCCCTTGCCGACGAAGACTGCGCTGGGATTGGCGTAACGCCGGCCGCGCTCCTCGCGACGATGGCTGCCTTGGATGGCTTCGACTCCCAGATGACTACGCCGGACGGTACGGGTCGCACCGGTTATGGGCTCCTGTACCTGCTCTATCAGGGTCGCTGATCTGATGGCGCGCGTTGGCGTGGTTGGCGTGCTTCTGTTCGCGCTGACGTCCGGGAGCATACACGCCCAAGGCTTCCCGTTCCCAACGCCAAAGACGAGAACCCCGACACGTACCCCGACGGCCACGAGAACGCCAACTCCAACACCGTCTGCGGTAATCACGCCGTCGTTGTCGCCAACGCCTACGCCGACGCGTATGCCGGCTGCGCCTGGCGACATCTCCGCCGAACTCGTCCCCTGCGTCAGAGCCCCTTACTCGAGTCGGCTGGGGCCGAGCGCCAAGGTTGAGGTCGTTACCGCGACTGGCCGATGGGAGATTCGGCCGAACCCGGCCGGACCGACGCGGTGTTGGCTGACCATTGAAAACCCTCCGCGTGCCGTGTCGGTAGGGGAAAGCTTCACCATTCGATGGTCACTCGGATCCGCCTACGAAGAGGTCGATGTCACGGTAACCCCGGTTGTTCGGGCTACGCGCAGATCGCTTTGATACGCTAGTTAGGTAGCCACTCAAGGAGGTACATCCCATGAAAACTGCAGCTGAGATGAAGGCTCTCACCCAGACCTTCCAGGACCTCTATACCGCGGTTGAGAACGAAGACCCGGCCGGCGTGACCAAGCAGAGCACGACGCTCATCGTCGCCGCATCCGGCGGAAGCAACCCGATCCGCGACGTTCCGCCAACGGGCCTACCTCAGCTGACGGACCCCGATGCGGTCCTCGCCAGGGCCGAGGAATTCAACGTGACGTGGGAGGGCGGCAACTCGGTCTTCGGTCCGACGCGCCTCGCCGACGTCGCGAAGGCGCGGAAGCAGTCTGCCGCGTGGTGCGGTGAAGTTCTCGACCTCGGCCTGATCGACCTCAACGGCCCGTCGTTCTACGCTGGCGCGTCGCTTGAGGCTCGCAAGGGCGAGGCGCTCCGTAGGTGGTCCTGGCTGCATCAGGCCAAGACTCCGCTTCTGCGGTATCTCGCGGCTACTGGCTGGATTGGGTTCGATCGTATGAACCCTGAGCCCGGGATGTTCACGGGGACTCCGTGCGACGGCGAGAACGAGTTCGCGGGCATGGGTCTAGCCGAGTTCATCGCCGAGATGCAGCGCCGGAAGGCCGCCGGCTCCGTCAGCGGGAAGTAGACATGAACAGCCTGGCCGCTCCCGCACGCAGCGCAAGCCGTGGCGCCTCCCCACGCCGGGCCCTCGCACTCGGTGCGTGCGGGGGCGTCCTTTTGGCCCTGGTGATTGCCATTGGCGCTTGCGCCACGGTCACGCCAGGATCTTCGTCCGTCGTCGTTCGAACCCAGGATCTACTGACGAACAGTCTCGCCCTGTACGAGCAGGTGATGGCCCTTCACGTCGGCCACAGCACGGAAGAGGGGCAGGATCTCTACAAGGCTCTTGAGGTCGTACGGAAGAAGTTCCCGAAGGCTCACCGAGCGCTTTCGGACGCTCTGACCGCATACAAGGCGCGTAAGGATCCGACCGCTTTGCATGTCGCCGTGGGGTCTTTCTTCGGCGAGGTCGAAGGCCTTGCGCCCGAAGGCTCGCCGTTCGCGATGGGCATGCGGCTGCTCCGGCTGACGTGGGATGGGGGTGCTAAGTGATCTGGGGAGAAGTTGCCCTTGGGCTGATCGCCCTCGCGAACCACTTCGCCACTCGTGCCAAGGAGCGCGGGGAGTGGACCGAGGAGCAGGCTGCTGCGTTCGCTCTACGCCAGACCGCAGTGTTCGCCAAGTACGAGGACGCACCAGCCCCTCCGCCACCTCCGTCGACCTAGGAGGCTCTATGCCGGATCCAGCTCCAGTCGCTCCGCCGTCGGGCCCAGTCGGACCTGGCCCAGTCACGGTTCAGGCCGTTCCGCTGTTCGGCGACCCGATAGCGATGCTGTTCATGGCGTCGCTTGTGGACGGACTGACCGAGCTTTTGTCCACGGATGGTCCGGTGTCATGGCGCGCTGCCGTGCGAGCCGTTTTGGGCGCCATCGGCACTGTCTTTCGCTACCGCAGGAACACGGTGATTCAGTGAGCCCTTGGGACGGAGCAGAGAAAGCTTTGACGGATCACGCCGCCGCAATCGTTGCCGGCGGCGGTGCCGTCGCGGCTATCTATCGTGGGTTCCTTTGGGCGAAGTCCTGGCTGAAGCGTCGTCGTCAGCGCGAGCTCGAGGCCGAAGCCCGCGAAGTAGAGCGTGGTCGAAAGCTGGACGAAGCGCTTGAGGTGTCCAGGCAGAACGCACAACACCTGTCGGCGATTCGGTCTGAGCTAAGCCCGAATGGCGGATCGTCCCTTAAGGACCAGGTCACGAAGATTGCAATGAGAATGGACATCTCGGACCAGATCCGGCGAGTCCTGGCTGACGGGCGCGAGCTCGCTCTATTCGAGACGGACGCCTCGGGTCGATGCGTTTGGGTGAACGGCACCTACGCCCGGCTGGTGGGCATGCCTCCGGCCTCGTTCCAGGGGTTCGGCTGGGTCAACGCGATCCACCCCGACGACCGCGAGCGCATCTCGGAAGAGTGGGAGCTCGCCGTTGACCAGCAGCGTGAGTTCCGGGGCCTCGTCAGGCTCTTCGATGCGTCTGATGTGGTCCACGCCATGCATTGTTCTGCAACGCCTCTACGATCGAACGGGAAGCTCGTCGGCTACTTCGGCCAGATGGAGCCATATGAGGCTTGACGTCAAGGACGAGCGGGTTCAGGAGCTTCTGCAGGCCTGGGGCGTGCCGTATTCCTACGGTGCGGGGAAGCCGGCCGATGGCGCGCGCGACGACTGGTTTCTGGGCGTCAAGGGGATTCGTGGCGGAGTCGGCTACGACTGTTCAGGGTTCGTGCAGGTAGCTCAGGTTCGCCTTGGACTGCTCTCGCCGGCCGCAGCCGATGCCGCAACCGGTGGACTCTGGGAGAAGAGCGATCTCGTGAAGGATCAGCCTCGCGTCGGGGACATGGCTTTCTACGGAAAAGAGCGGCCAACGCACGTCATGCTGTGCCTCGGCGGTGGCGTCGTGATGGGCGCCACTGGCGGCTATCCAACTACCAACGCAGACATGCCGACGGCGTACGTGAGCCTGCAGCGCTTGACCTACTGGACGCAGCTTCTCTGCGTCCGCCGGCTGAGGTGACCCCATGGGATACTGCACTCAGGCCGAGCTACAGTCGCTTTTCTCGGCCGACGCTCTCGCACAGTTCACGGCAGAGTCCGGGGTGGTCACGGACAGCGACGTATTGGCCCTAGTCATTGCCGACGCGTCCGACAGGATTGACGGCTACCTGACCAAATACATCACTCCCGTCGCCGACTCGGATTCTGTCCGTATTCTTCGCCCACATGCGGTCGTCTGGTGCCGGTGGATCCTGATCCAGCGGCGCATGCTCCGGTCGTATCCGGAGGCCGAGAACGACCTCAAGATGACGATCAAATTCCTCGAGAGGATCCAGGACGGCAAGGGTTCGCTTCCAGGCGCCTCCGAGCGAACGAATGAAGCGCCTGCCCTAGCCGACCGGGCAGCAGCTGGCAGCGAGGAACAGGTCTACGGTACGGAGCCGTTGGCTATCTGATGGCAGACTTCAGCGTCACGATCACCGGCATGCGCGAATTCCGAGAGGCGTTCCAGCGCATGGTGGACCGCGGGGCGAATCGCGATGCGTTGCTGGCGACCGCTGGTGCGTTCAAACGCGAAGAAGCCATGGGGAAGGTTCTGACTGGACCGTTTCGGGCCGTAAAGGCGTGGCCTAGGCTGATGAGATCAGGCGCAAGGAACCTATTCGACAGGGCAAGAATCTTCAAGAGCATCGGCTATAGGGTTGGCGTCAATGACGTCTCGATCGGCACGGCCGTTCCTTACGCTGGACGTCACAACCGTGGCGCCGTTGTGGTCCCTCGGGGGCGGTGGCTGGCGATTCCACAGTCTCCTCCGCTTCGGCAGGCAGAGTCTCACAAAAAGACCAGCGACTTCCGGGCACAGGGTTCTTTCGTGCTAATGCGGGGCCCAGAGGGGCCAGGTATCTATCGCAAGACGACGGCGCAGTCGGTTCGGCGGGTTACCGTCGTCAAGAGTAACCGGCGCAACGTAGCCCGAAAGAAGCCTAGCGGCATAGAGCGCATTTTCGCATTCGTGCGTAGCACTAGGCTTCCGAAGCGTGAGTTCCTTGCCTGGAATATGCCATCTCTAGCAGAGATCACGAGGCGATGGACGATGTTCATCGCGACGGGGCAGATGCCTGGCGGCATAAGGCCCGTCTCGTACGGGTCACTGGATGTGGGGCCATGACAGACGTCGGAAGATATACCGCCATGGAGGCGGAAGTGATTGCCGCCATCGGCACGATTGATGGCGTTGTTTCGGTAGAGCCGTCGACGTCGGTCGAGGACTTGGTCGAGACGGAGGGGATTCGTACGCCAGTCATCGGTGTGATTGAGGGCGAATCGTCCAGGCAAGGCGCCTACGCACTCAGCAATCGACGTATCAACGCCTGCTCGGAGTGGGAAGTAGCCGTTGTCGTCCGAAACGAACGAGGACGCGTCGCGGCACGCGCCCGACTCAGGGAAATCCTCGAGAAGGTCAGGGACAACCTCCATTACGCCTCGTCGACCCAGCCGCCAACGGCTCGCTATGTCTGGAAGGGTGACAAGCGTGTTCAGGTCGAGGGCGATGACCTGTATGCGGCCATTGCCACGTTTGAGCTAACGGTACTGCTTCAGTCGTAACCGGTACACTAGGTAGGTAGGTAACTGCGCGTCTCCAGCGCGCTCAATAGCAAGGAGTGATTGGCCATGGCTGATCCGCTAGTTGGAAGTCGCGCAATCGTTCTCATGGACTTCGAAGCGTCGCTCGGTGTCCTCAAGGGAACCACGACCCCGAAGAAGGTCGCGATCGTCTCCGAGACGCTGGACGGCACGCAGAAGCTGATCCAGAACCCGACGATCCGGCCCGACGGCAACCGGGCCGACCCGGTCAGCGGCAACATCGCCGCGCAGGGCCAGCTGACTATCGTCAGCACGCTCGATGCGGCTCCGTGGCTCCTGAAGCTGTTCTGCCACGGGATCACGACCACGGGCGCCAGCGACCCGTACACCCACACGGCGAAGTGGAACATCACCTCGAGCACGTTCCACTCGTCCGTCATCGAGATCAAGTTCGCCGCGTCGATCTACAAGAAGCTCTTGGGCTGTCGCATCAAGAAGATCGGCATGAAGTTCATGTCCGAGGGCTTCATCCAGTGGACGATCGACTACATCGCCCTGTCGGCGACGTACACGACCTCGTCCGCCCTGCCCGGGACCGTCACCGACTGGACCGGATCGATTCCGTTCCACAACCTCCAGCTTGCCGCCGCCGATTGCAAGCTCGGTGGGTCCGCAGTGACGTACATCTCGGAGCTCGAGATCGAGCCGAACGTCAACATCCAGGAGAACGACTACCGCATGGGCCAGGACGGCGCGCGGTCTGGTCTTGCCGTCGGCGCGATGGACCTCAAGGCGAAGCTCAAGCTGCCGATCGAGGGCGCGACTCAGCTGACCCTCCTGCAGTCCTCGTCCACGACCTCGATCGATATCACGTTCACGGCTGAGGCCACGCACACGATGCGGATCTATCTCCCTCGAGTCACCGTCCAGAAGACGCTCCCGAACGTCGACACCGACATGGGGCTCTTCCGCGATGTCGAGGTCATCGGTTCCTACGATTCGACCGAGAGCACCCAGTTCGAGGTCGTGGTCAACAACGCCGTCGCCGCGTACGCGTAGTCAGTAACGCCGCGGCGTCCGCGGCAGCAACCCTGCGAGAAGGAAGGAAGGCATTCACATGGCAGCTACCAAGTCGATCACCTACACCAACGGCGACACCTACGTCATCTTCCCGCTGAACCGGAAGGCTCAGCTGGAGGCGGCGCAGGAGCTCAAGCGCAAGACGAACCAGTCGTTCCTGCTACAGGCGTCCGGCCTCGACGACGCCATCAGCCTCGAGTTCATCAAGCTCAAGAACCTCGTGTTCTCCTGCACCCGCGCCGACGGCACCAAGGCGTCGCCGGCCGAGATCAGCGAGGACATCCAGAACTACGACGCCCTCGCCGACTGGCTGTCGAGCGAGGCGACCTCGTTCCAGAAGGAACTCGACAAGGCCAAGGCGGCTGCCGTAAAAAACTCGTAGCCCTCGTCCGGCTCAGGCGGTCGGCGGGGGCCAAGAAGAAGCACTGCGAAGGCTGCCGTCAGATAGGTCGACTGGAACAGTTCAAGAAAACCGGCCGCTGGCCAAACGCGGCGGCCGGTGACCCTGGCTGGTGCCGGGAGACACTTTCCGAAGACTGCAAGGTGGACCTGGATGTCGTCACCGATGCCAAGCCGATTCTGGTCGCTCTTTCAGACAGTCCAGAAGCCTACTTCGCCCTCGACGTCTGGGATTCATGCCAAACGCAATGGCGGGTCGGCCCGGTTGGCGCGACGGGACTTGACTACCAGGGCGTCAAGGACGTCGCCGAAATTCTTGGAATCGACCTCACTCCAGAAGTGTTCGGGTTCATTCAGCAACTCGAGCTAGCCGCGATCGAAGAAATGCCGGAGAAGCGATGAACTATACAGCGGTCATCACCCTCCAGGCTAACAACGCCGCCTCGTCGGTGTTGCGCACGGTCGGGGTTGATGTCTCCAGCCTTACGGGAGCCTTGTCGCGGCTGGCCGCAATGGTCGGCGGCGGCATTGGCCTTGGGCAGATCGCCTCGGAGGCGACAGAGTTCGTTTCGGCGATGGAGCGGTCGCAGCTGTCGATTGCGGCGACGTTGCTGACGTTCAAGGAATTTAAGACGCTAGCTGGCGAGGCTGCATCCGAGGCGCATGCATACACAAAGGCGTTGTCTGTGGCGACTGACGCACAGGAAATGCTCCGCGTCAAGGCCTTCAGCACTACAGCCACGTTTGAAGAGCTTCTCTCTGGCTTCCAGAAGGTCGTCGGCGCCGCCTCTGGATCCAAGGCGACCACGAAGGACATGGTCGCGTTCACGGCCACGATCGCCAACCTGGCGACGTCGTGGGGCGTGTCGTTCGAAACGATCAGTACTCAGTTTCAGACGGTCCTCCTCGGTATCTCGCGCACTCAGGGTCGCGTGGGCGCGTTCATGCGGGTCCTTGGCGTCACGCCCGATGTCTTGAAGTCCTGGCGCGAACAGGGGACGATCCTCGAGAACGTCCAGAAGAAGCTGGCGCAGTTCGAAGCGATCGGGCCGGCGCTGAACAAGACCTGGGCCGGCGTGGTGTCGAACCTGCAGGACGTCATGGAGAACGTCCTTGGCGTTGGGTTCGCGTCGGCCGTGCGTGCGGCGAAGGGCGAGCTTGCGGGGCTTACGAACCAGTTCGTGGATATTCAGAAGTCGATCGACAAGGGGTTCGTCGTCTTCAACGGGGAGTTCATG